CCAGGATCAAACGCGCTTACTCCAACAAACGTCGCTCGCAAATTGGAAGGTAGGTAGGTGTAAATACAACAAAATAAACAATACAATCAACAATACAATCAACTGCTTTTTAAAATGGCCAAAGACCAAAAGAAGAAGCAAACTCGACCAACAACAAGTTTTGGTGCGGTTTCGCGCATTAACACGGCTCCAGTTGCTATCGGCAACTCTGTCCGTGGCTCAAAACCAGTCATCAAACAATCAGCGAATGGCGCTAATGTGCACGGCCGCGATTTTGCATTCAGTCTTTCATCGACTGTTGCAGCTATCACGGATTGGGAACTCATCGGTGGCAGTCCAATCACTCCATGTGCTTTTCCTAGCACTGTGCTGCGGAATTACTGCCAGATGTTTTCGGAATTCAAAGTGAATAAGTTAATCCTACACTATATCACTAGTTCTCCAACATCGCAAGCCGGTGATATTCTCGTGTACTATCAACCACAGCGCCTAGAACCTATGATGGATTACTCAAACAATAGCTTTCTGCCGTATACTCTTTCCGACAATTCCACAATTATCGGGCCGCAGTGGACTAATCATTCCACCTCGCTCAACATCGGACACGGTTGGCACTCCACTAATTATGGAGCCAACCCTGATCTCAATGAGGACGCAGATGGTGCAGTATACGTCTTTTCCAAAACGAATTCTGCGAATTCACCTGGCTATATTCTTTTTGACTATGACATCACGTTCCGTAACCTCAAGCTGAACCCGCGCATGGGTGTTCTACCCGTAGCGCGTGCTCAAGTGAACTTCGCGGTGCTGAAAGCACCGACAGCTACCGTCGCGGCCAATAGTGCCCTCTTCACGATTGATACGCTTAAGACAATCAGTGGGGCGATTAGCTCAGCACCAACTGGGTTCCTACGCGGAGACATTTATAAGGTCACCGTACAAGCAACAGTCAGTACAACACTGACTGGGAATCCTGTTTACTCCGCGGTCACTACAGCACCGACACTCGCAAATAGTCTGCAATACGCGGATGATACTGCGATTGTCGTTGACGATGGATCTACGTTCTACGCGAATTTCATAAACGACACACAGTGCCGTATCTTCAGTACAGTCGATGCGGCTCGCGCTACTTCAGCGCCAATTGAATGGGCTTTGACTAACGCAAGTGTCAATGTGTTTCAATTATGTGCCGCGATCGAGTTGGTTACCAATATTGACGATTTCCAGCAATCCTCCTACCCAGGATAGAAAAATGATAAAAATTTGATTTCAGCACACCACATGCATTTAGAAAACAACAAAATCCAG